TGAATCTCTGCTTCCATTTCATTTAAAAGGAATAAATACCCAGCTAACTTTAAATTAGAATTGATTAAGTCTTCTATTGCATTGGTCCTATTGGCTTTTATTATCTCGGCTTTAATCTTATCTATCATAGTGCAGCTACTTTAGCAGTATAAATATCTATTAGTTCTTGGTAATCAGCTTTGCCCATCTTCTTTGTTTGATGCCTCTTGTATTCCAGGTAATCCATACCACCCTTGCCTATTTCTTTTTCCAGTCTCTTATAATACTCAATATAGTTACCATTCCTGGCAATATTGCAACCGTAGCACTGTGGTCGGCAGTTTTGTTCATCGTATCTTAAAGATAAAATACCTCTTGAATAGAAATGACCGTTCTGAATTTTTTTGTATGGTAAAACCTTATCACAAGTAAAACATTGAACATCTAAATTATCATCAGCATACTTTAAACGAATATAAGTAGAGAATATAGCATCTGCTTTCTTCTTTAAGATTGTTGTACTCATTTTAAAAGAATTTTAGTGTAACATACCTCAAATACTATTCCCCAAGTCATAGAGAATAATATTATATCGAAATAACCAAAGATAGGCTTATAGGTAATTATTGCTAAAGACATAAACAAAAGCATAAAAGCCTTAAATAAGTGCCAACCATCCGTTAAGAAAGAAAGTATAGTTGAAGATAGAAAAAACTTCTCGCCATTTTCTTTTTCTCCCCACTGCCATTTGTTTCTCCAGGACATATTCCAATCCCAAAATTGTCTGTTCTTAAAGTTTCCAAATATAGAAACATAATACCTGGTGCTTAATACATCCATTACCGAATTGCAAAAGGCTGCTAATATTACAAAGATTAAACTCATATTGTTAATTGTTAGTTCCCAATTTGGGAATTTTAAAGTTCATTATTCGTATAAATACGGCTCAATTCGTATCAAAAGTGAGCCACAAGTGTTAAATGTTTTTTTGGTGCTTGTTAAATGTTTGCATAATTTTTTAGTAAAGTTTCTTACACTTTGTCCAGTTAATTCGTTAAAAAACAGGACATTACACGCCTTGTAATATTTGCAGGTGTTAAATCTTATTGATTCCACCTATACATCTTTTACAAGTCATCTATCATTTCAAGTGTTTTAACTCTTTCACTTAACTCGGCAATAATAATTTCAGCTTCGTGCCTCAAAGTTAATAATTCACTTCGTAATAAAGAATTTTCTCCTTGTAAATCAGTCATCATCACAAAAGCTAAATTAAGCGTTTCTAAGGCATTAAGATTGTCTTTGTATGTCTTACTATCAATTTTAGTTTTGTTTGCCTCTAATAGCTTTATTTGCATCACTAAGAGTAAATCTGCTATCCTAAACAAAGTAGCCTGTCTAAAATCAGTCTTTGGAATCCTTTTTTCTAATTCATCCTCTAAAATAGCTTTTAATGGCTCACTTAACTCGTGTAACTTTCTCATCACTTAAAATAAACTTTTTGTCTTGGACTGGGTTAATTAAATTAATAATCTCTCGTAAAGCATCTACATAATATTGCGAAGATAGCTTATGGATTGGTAATTGCTCAAATAATTCTAAACTAAAAAGCCTGGCTTCCGAATGTTTAGCAAATTCTTGTAGTGTCATAGTTTATTTATAAAATGTTTCTTTGTAATACTGTTCTCCATTAGAAATGCTTGTAGAATAAGATTCTCCATAATAAGCCTTAACTATTTGCTGCTTCTCCATTTTTAATGCTTTCTTAAAAAACTTTGTCAAATCTTTACTTTCTCCATAAACTGGGTGTAAACCACCTTGATGTTCAAATACAATTTGTTCCATTAGCCATTCAATAGCCGTTAAATTTTCTTCGTTTATCATATAATATATTTAAAAATGTGTGCAATAACATCAACTGTCCAACCATTACCAAGCATTTTATACCTTTGGCTATCCGATACGAAATTAGTATAATTATCTTTAACTGTTTGTAGTCTTTCGCATTCTATTGGGGTAAGTCTTCTAATTCTGGAATTTACTTTAGCTAAAGATGTATTTGTATTTAAAAGTAAAGTATTTGATTTATTATCGTTTCTAAACTCTAAATTACCAATATATTTTCCATTTCCATTATCTCTACCTCTTATACCACACCCAACAACTTCAATTTCTTCACTTTTTATATGAATTGAACCACTATTTGTTCGACTACCTAAAGTTGTCAAAGTCCCTGTTTTATCATCATCTCTCCACTCGTGTCCTTTATCATATCTAAAAGTTCCAGCTACTATTTTAATTAAATTATCTTTAGTTTGAGAAGTTAATAAAGCACCTGTTTTACCATCTTTTCTTTCAACTAATTCTTTTGCTCTTTGTGGATTAGTACCAGTTTCTTTTCTTATTTGTTTTGCTTCTTGTGTTCTAACTTCAGTAAGTCCTGTAACAATTTTATCATCTAAATATGTTATTTTTGCTAATTGACCACAAGATTCATCATTCCTTGCTCTTGCTGCTAAAGTTCCAGTTTTACCATTTTCTCTCCATCTAAACCCCTCATCAGTCCTATAATCTCCACCTACAACAATATGTGTATTATTAGAAGGTACTGTTCTTGTTGAAATTGTTATAGATTTATCAAAATGAATAGATTGATTATAACTATCTAATAAAGCACCATCAACTAATTTGTCTTTATGTTTTATTAAGTTACTTTTTAATCTACTATTTTTAAAATCATCTTTTAAATAATACTTTTCATCAACTGGAATATATTGATTATCTCTACCTTGTTTATTATATCCAGCAGTTAAACAAATTGATTTATCATTAAGATTTATACTTTTTTCTGCATTATTATATCCACTTACCCTATCAACACCTTTATCACTTAAATGAAATTTAGCGTTTGGATTGTCTTGTAAAATATCTTTTAAAAAAATACTTTTGTCTTCAGGTTGTTCTATATTCGGGATATTTGTCCAATATAACCTTTGGCGATTTTGGGCGCTTACAAGATTACTATTAATTAAAATAGGCTCAACTCCAATAGCTTTACTTAAAACATCTTTCCATTTTTTAGACATTTTAACATTTTCTAATAAAAAATATTTAGGCTTTGTTTCGTTTAGTAATCTCATATATTCCCAAAATAAATAAGATTGTCCTTCAAACTCAAATCCTTGTAATTTTAATTCAAGATAATGTTCTAAAGTAAGGATTTCTTGTTCATCTTTTGTAGACATTCCTTTACGCTTACCGGCAAAACTAAAAGATTGACAAGGGCTTCCACCAATCAATAAATCAATTTTAGGCAAATCAAAGCCATTTAAATCTACAACACTTCCTAATTGTTTAGTATTAGGGTAATTAGCCATAGTTACTGTTATAGCATATTTGTCAATTTCAGAAGCAAAATAGTTTTCTACTTTAATTCCTGCTCGTTCTAATGCTTGCTGACCGCAAGACATTCCATCAAATAATGATAATACATTCATAATTTTAGTTTTTAAAATGGTAAAATAGTTGGTTTTTCAAATGTAACATAATTTCCAGCATAACTCTTAATTCCGTTAATTTCTTCGTAATAGCAGTTTCGCCACTTATCAAAAAATAGTGTTGCTTCGCCTACTTCCCCTATACCTTTAGGTTTTGTCTTTTGTACTATAATCTTTACTTCATTGCCTTGATAAGGTGTACCATCCTTGCTTACTCCAAATGGTGGTCTCCATACGCAAATCATTTGTTCTCCCTTTCTAAAGGATGTTTCGCCACCATCTATAAATCGTGGGTCTGCTGGTGGATAGTATTTAATACCTGTTGCATCATCTACTACCTTTGCGCCAGTTTCCCTTGCTATGTGCATAATAATTGTATGGTGGTAATTGTATTCCCTTGCGTACATTCTTATTTTACCTAATACCCTCGCCATATACATATCTCTTTGTTCTCCGTGTAAATCGTGCTTTACTTCGTTAAAAGGGTCTGTTGTAACTGTATCAAACTTAACTCCATACTTTTCTACTGCTTCGTGGAAATCATCTAAAGTAATATCTTTTACCCCTAAATCCATAATGTAAAAATATTGGCTAACTTCTAAACCGTACCTGTACATTTCTTGTTTAGTAAGTCTTTGTAGCTTATTACCATCTAAATCAAAGAATGGCTTACCTGCCCACTTATGTATTATCTCTGCAAATATTTCTGCTGGAGTTCCCGTTTCGGGACTAAATATTAAATGCTTCCAACCTTTACTTTTTGATAAGTTAATTAAACATTCCCACCAAAATTCCGATTTGCCTGAAGCAGGAGTTCCGTAAATATAAGATGTAGCACCTTTTTTAAATGATATTAGCTTATCTACTTCAGAGAATCCAACCGTTTCGCCTTTAATTAATCCTGTATCGTATAACGAATCTAATTCGCCTTGTACATCGCTATATTGTTTTATAAAGTCCATTAGTAGGTAGTTAGTTTTTTAATTGGAATTAAGATTGCTTTAGAAGTATTATTATCGCCCATAGATTTAATATTACCAGC